AAGTTCTTCTCCTTAAACCTTGATCCGAAGTTCTCATACCCAAAGTGCATAGCACACTTGAATGGTGCGCCCGCATCGTTGTAGCCAGTAAATAGCTCGTATGTCTCGTTCGAGTTGTTTGAGTGCCCACACAACTTGCCGTCAATGATCGCTAATCGGCGGACGGGTAGTTCTTGTGGCGGTTGCCAGTGACCGAAGCGCATATTGTACTCCAGCACCAAACCTTCCCTTGGTAGAGCGATAAACACTGATCGGCGGAAGTACAGCGCGTGTACGTCGGTGATGTCGTAGTTCTCGATATCGTTACGGATATCATCTGATAGCGGTACGTTCTGGGTAGTCTCGACGTTCTCGATGTTTCCTAGTGTGTCAAAACTCTTTTCGACGTTGAGGAAGGCGATATTGTTCTTGATGTGTGCTACCGCTCCCTGTGAAGGTGCCGCCTGTCCTGGTGCGATCTTAAGCCGCTTAATGTTGATCCGTTCACCTAGCTGATCAGATGTAAGCTCGGTGAAGACGCGGAACCAATCATTGTCTCCCCCTGAAATATACATATCGTCTTCGTCGGGTACGATCGCGGTTGGTGCGCTGTCTAGCGTAAGCTTAAATCCTTCTCCTGGGACCCGTAGCGGGCTGGTGAAGTCAAAGTCGGTGTAGTCTGTGGTTGAGCTGATAAATACCCGCCTGTCGCGGTTTGAGGCCACGTAGAGCTGGTTATTAGATACTCCTACCAAGTCCAGTGACATACCCGCTAGCTCAGTAGCTTCCGTCTCGACAATATCTTGAAACACTAAGTCACCTGCGGTTACCGAGTTAGCTGTTGGATCCACTACTAGACCTGTGAGTGTCCCTGTATTCTCTCCCCCTGTGTAGGTGTAGCGTACTCCTTCGATCAATACTGCTCGATCAGTGATACCTAGTAGGAAGCGTGCCTGCGCCCACGTGCCGCTTTGTGAGCGCCTGATAACGATGTTGTTAGCGTCGGGACCAGATAGAGCTAGTACGTCTGTCTCGATCAAGGTGATAGTGTCCGCGGTTACGGTACTGATAGTGTACTCCCCGTCGTTCTCGTTTGATCCCTCGATTGTGATTTGTTCTCCTGGCTTGAAGTCGTATAGCAGGAAGTTGGCGTTCACATCGACGATCGTTCGGGTTGCAATGTCAAATGAAAAAGTGATGTCACGTAGCCAACCTGTCTTAGTGATCGTTGTGGTTGTCGCTTTTACAATCTTAGCGATCCCCCCAGTCCACATGTATAGCTTATCTGTCCCGTTAACCCCTACTAGCACGTCCAAAAGCTCTGAACCTATCCAATATGGCGTCCACTCGAATTTAGCGCTGATATAGCCGTTTTTGAAGCGTACCCATTCCTGCTCGTACCACACCTCAAGTTCTGCCCGTGTTCCTCGGTAGGTACGGATATTGCGATAGACGTTGGTGTTTGATTTCCAGTCGAATGATCCGACGATCGGGTTGTTGATATCCTTGCCTGCCCCTAGTAGTTTGTAGCGCTCACTAGTAGCTACCTTCTCCTTGTTAACGATCCGACAGTTCTTTGAACCTTTGACTAGGTAAATACCCGATAGATTTGTGATCTCTCGGTTGTTGACATAGCCTTGTGGGCTGATTGTCTGCACGTAGTCTCCTGATCGTTGAGTAGGCATAGGTTAATCGTATCCGAAGTTATGGTACGTCTGGGTGATCGGTAACACCTTGGTGGGGAAGCTCTTATTGTAGCGAGCGTACAATCCCGTCTCTTGTGGGTATAGTTGGTTGTTTAACCACTTGGCACTATAGGCCAGTGACTTCTCACCTAACTCTTGAATGATGATCAACATAAGCTCGTAGAGAAAGATGTTTTCCCCGTCGCCGCCGATGTTGATTGTGTCGTCACCGCTGGTAGGTTGCTGTAGATAGTCGCCTGTTGGTGACTTGAAGAAGCGATCCGAGTAGTACATAAGCTCATAGGCTTCACCTGTTGCAGCGGTGATGTTATCCAGTCGCACGTTAGCTAGGGCTGCTCCAGCGACGTAGTTTAGCTGCACTTCTAGGAAGTTGATATTACTCGCTACTGGTGTACCAGCCTTAAGCGCACTCACCCAGTCTGCTCGTTGCAGGGTAAAGGCACCACTCTCAAAGGTGGCTCGATCGTGTGGGGACGTAATGGTTGTATAGAAATAGTTGTTCGCGTCGGTACCCCACTTGAATACCATGTTTGTTAGTCTCTCTGCGTTAGGGAACTGTAGCCAGTTAAATAGCGATCCGACGTTCTCTACCCGTGATAGATCAATACTCCTTGGAAGTCCGATTGATACTGCACCTACCCCAGTAGCGCCTGATAGTCCGAACTGGACCGAAGCTTGTCCCGAGATCTTCTCTAGTACGTTTGAAGTGATATTGACCACGTCTCCACTACCAGTCACAGTCTCCACACCAGTGATCGCGTCCAAAGTTGCTAGTACTTGGTGCTGCCCTACCTGCTTTGATAGTCGTAGTGTCTTGATCCCATTGATCACCTCGACGGCAAAGGTATCGTTGGTGCGCCTAATATCGAACTCACGGTTACCCCGTGCGTTGATATCGTCTTGCCTTGATCTTTCACTCACTGGTCGAATGTCGATCACACTGTTGTCACCCTTTACGTCTGGTGATACTGCGTAGTTGTACACGTGACTGTAGATAGCTTGCTCGATCCGTACTAACCTGATCGTTTCCAGTGGGTTAGTGCGCGCAATAACGTTACCCGCGGCTTCTCGACACTTGTCGTAGAATGTCCCCTGCAGTTTCGACAAAGACGATCCCTGCATTTTGGGAGCGATCTTGTCTTGTATTTGTGTGATTGTAAGTGGCATAGCTAATGTTTTTTAACTTCTTTTATGATCGCCTTGGTATCAATCTTCATCTGCCTGCGTAGGTCGGCCACTTCGGTACTCAATTCATTCATTTTAACACGCATACCCTCGATAATAACGTCTTTGCGGGCAACTTCCGTGCGCAACTCATCGATCAACATCTTCATATCCTTGAGGACCGCACTCGAAGCGTTACTAATTTCCTCGCGTACATTGACCGTCACCCCCTTGGCGTTGAAGTAAATAGTGGCCAGGCCAACTAATACCCCACTAACTAGTGAGGAAGCGATTGCTACTATTGCCGCTGTGCTATCTAACCATTCCATGAGTGATTTCCTATTCTTATAGCGCACCAACCTGCCATTAGTGCGTATGTCGTGTAAACAAATGATCCTGTCGCAAACGTACCAGTCGCGGTGACTAGACACGCTACAGTAAAGATCCATAGTGCTAGTAGTCCCATGCTGGCACTAAATAACATGATCCGATTGTTCGATGCACATGCAAACAAACCGTACAGTCCGATCCCTGAATATAGCAGGAACCAGAAGATAGGATCCTGATCGAAGGCCTTAAACGTTGTATATGAATTACTAACCGCAAATATATCGGTGATGAGGATAGTGAGTATCCCCCAACCGATCGCAAAGTAAGACAACCAGAATAGATACAGCTGAACTGGTGGTTCGATTGCTACGATCTCTAATAAGCGTTTTAGTGTCATACTACTTGTATATTTTACCATTTCCGCTCCTTACTGAGACGGTCGATCTCTAATATCTCCTCAAGCGTGCGCCAGTGCCCGTAGGTGAAGAAGAAATAGCTGATTGGTAAAAAGGTAAGCCCCATGAAATATAGGACCGCTACAGCGTAATGCCACAGCTTGTGACTATCTGCCCACATGTACCGACACATATCCAAGTCTGATTGTAGTTTATCGAGCACGTTACCCCCGCGGCAATAGTTAAAGTCGTGATGCTGGCATGATGCAGTGAAGATAAAGTCGGGTACAAACGTACAGCCGTTACCAAATCTCAAGCGCTGCATTGGTGTTAGTGTGTTGAATTTTTGTTTCATAAGTCAAACTATTTTAGGGTTTGTTTACTTGTTTTTGCTTTAATCTGAGTGATCATGCCATCAATTTGGTCTTCTGTTATATGAAAAGTTTCCAATATTGGTGCACCAATTTCTCTAATGTAATCAACATTAACTCCTAGGTTTTCTACTTCTTTGATTGTGGCAAATACTACTAAGGCTTCATCTCGTGTAAACATATTTAGAATAATTTATGTGCTGAAAATGCGATATTAGTCACGTCCGTGTTGGAGTTTGCACTACCGATTAAGGTTTCGATATAGTCACCTACCTCAAAAGCGTCCATAAAACTAACAGCTCGGAACTCTCCGTTACCTGAGTTACCCCCAGCGTTTCCCGCTAGGTCTATACTGCCATTTTTTCGTAAAACAATAGTTGCAGTTTTGTTGTTTGCAAACTCTGAGGTAGCGTTTATTTGATACTTCCCAGCTGTCTTGATTGTGATGCGACTATTGTTTACTAAGTTATCGTGCATTAAATCCGTATCAAAATCAGTCGTACTGAAATCAACTACTTGCAAACTGTTGGCTGTACTACTATTTTTTGAGGCTCCTGACATTTTGCATGAAATATCTGTTGCGCCCGTACTTGTTCCACCACCTAAGCCTGCGTTGTCATCTACATATTTTTTAGTAGCAGCTTCAAAGTCCGTAGTAGGTGTGGGCACTACTGGTGAGCTAGAGAAGGTCTTAATGCCTGCTACAGTCTGATTGCCCGTCAAGCGCATGAGTAGTGACATCAAGTACCCCACTCGACGGCCTGATAGTGCCCGCGCGGTGGTAGCTGTCGCGGCTAGGATCTCGGCTTCCGTGATCTCAGCGTAGGTTGTGTTGGTGTCTGGTGTCACTAGGTTAGTATTTCCAAGCAAAGTTTGCCCGTTCACTGTGCGAATGTTTGTACCTGATACTAGAGTAGCTTGTTTAGCGTTAAGCGCGACTTGCAGGCCAGCAATACTAGCGATCGATAGGTTATCGAGGCTATCACGGTTGATCTCGATGAAGTCTACGATCTCCTGCAGGGTATCAAGGGTAGTCTCATCAGATCCGATCAGTGTGTTGATTGTATCGATCGCATCTTTAAGGACCTTACCTTGGGCCGCCGTTAGTGGTCGATTGGTTGCAGTTGAAGTGAGGTTGTTAACTAAATCAGAAATACCAAGTTTAGCCGCTAGTGCGGTGTTGGTGTTGCTCGGTACGTTGGCTACTTTATTCTTCTCAGCTGTAGAGTACTCTTCACCCGTTAGCGCAAACGATAACGTATCATCTGCATCGTTGTAGGTGATCTCGATACCAGTGTGTGTACCAGCTGCGATCACCGCCGCAACCGCATCTACCGCTTCTTCTAAGCTTATACCGCCTGTACCCGTACCTGTCCCAGTACCAAAGGCTGCCCAGTTGCCGTCTTGATCCTTGAACTCAAGTACCCCGTCGTTATCGCGGAACCCATACCCACTAGCGCCAAAAATAGATCCGAAGTTGATATATCGGTTGATCCCACGTAGTAAGATGCTAGCGCCAAACCCACTTGGTGTGACGTAGCCTAGTGCTTTTTTGATCCAAGTTGGTGAGCGTCTTGCCATAAATTAGTGATGTTATTCTGGTACGAACTTCGTGTACTTCATGCCAGCTGCGGCGAACTGTTGCGTGAGATACTCCTCATACTGTTTAGCATGAGCTTCACGTCGCCCGATCGCGAGCAACTTCTTTGAGGCTTCCTCATACTCAACATCAGCTTCCCGCTTAGCCTTGATCGCTTCGGTACGCTTAGCAGTAGCTTCATCTGTCTGCGATTGTACGTTTGCCAGCGTTTCCTTTGCTGCTTCTATCTGATCACGTACCCCCTGTAGCGTCTCCTGTGCCTTTGTAGCGGCTTTTTTGGTTGTAGCCTTGTTCTGCTCCAAGTCTGCTAGTTGCGCCTGCACAGGCTCCAATTCTGCCTTCTTAGCTTTGATAGTTTCTTCTACCTTCCCTAAGTTCTCCTGCGCCTGCTCGATCTTAGTGTCTAGTGTAGCTTTCTCTTTAGTCAATTCTGATACTTCCGCTTCTTTGGCTTCCCGTTCTGTCACAGCCACATTCAAAGATGCTCGTTCTGATTTAGTCTCATTCACCAAAGCTACTTTCTGTGCGTTAACCAGATCATCAAACCCAACCTCAAAGGCTGTTGTCTTCTCAATTAAAATCTCCAAAGCTGCTTCCTGCTTCCCTAGTTGATCCTCAACTACCAGCTTCCGTTTGTTGCTAGTGTCTAGGACCGCTTCGATTGCTGCCTTCTCCCGCCCCAGGCGCTCAGTCTCAGATGCTAGGGTGTTGCGTTTATTTGTCTCGGCCGCAATCTCACTTTTAACCGCGCGCAAGTTTTCCTGCTCACTGTTAACCGTTTCAATCACCCGTTCCCGCTCGTTAGTACTATCTACAATATCCTTCTGTAGCTTCTTGAGTAGTCGTGACGCTTCCCCTTCTTGTTGGACCATAGTTTTTTTAGCCATATTATTCGTTGCTTGAGTTAACAGCATCAACAAACAATTGACCTGCGGTGTACCCACTCACGATAGCGGTGAGCCAGTTAGCCCCGTTGGTATCCATTTCTAAGTTGCGTACTGTGTTGGCTGTTAGTACCACACCGTCGTCCCCTGCGATCGTAGATCCGTCTTGTAAATCGATCACTCGGACAAAATCCCAGCGGTTAGTTGGTGAAGGTGGTAGAGCAAAGTTTGGCGCTTCTTGCTGTAGCGACATCGCAAATTTAACCGTACCAGCAAAGTTGCCAGCGGTTGCAAGTGATATAACGGTTGTCCGTACATCAGTGACTAGGATCGGTCGGCCGACGCCATTTGCGGCTTGAGCATCGAAGATCGGTTGTGGGTCTTGGTTCAACATAGAGTGAGTTGTTAATGACTAAAACCGAAGCTACTCGGCTTATCCTGCCCCCCGAGCCAGTACGGGGAGCAGATAAGACGACTAGATTGAACTAGTAGCGTACCTGTCTGAGTGAGTGACGAGCGCTACTGCTCAGCTAGACTAGGAAGTTGTTGGAAGTGATCCAATACACCCTCGTCCAGTAGCAGCGCGGTGACCGTAGCCAGCACGTGTACCAAACGTCCAAACGTCTGCAGAGTAATCATGGTTTGCACCATTCTCATCGAGTGACACCGACTTCATGTGCGGTGCTTCCCACTCTCCGTAATACGCCTGCCAGCCGTTTGTTCCTTGGCCTACCGCCATTAGGAACCACCACTTACGCTTCGTGCTGTCTGGATCACCAGTAGCAGTTGTGTTGAGGTATGGAAGTACGACTAGTTCGTACTTATTCTGGTTTACGTTAAGTACACCAGAGTTCGCTTGATCAACATCAGCGGTACTTTGCAGCACTCGCTTCACAGCGTTAGTTGTGTTTGGATCTTCTCCAGTCACGATCTTGTTAAACCGCATCACTCGCTTCTCACCGAAGTTAGAAAGAATGTTGGTTGTAGCAAGCTGTTCAGCCAGCTCAAGTCCTGCTTGACCGAATACTGGATCTCCCGTAACACGGTTTGACCAAGTCCCAGTTGAGAACTTAAGTGGGTGAGCAGTTTGGACCAGTGCGCCACCGTCTCCCACTGCGATGTTGTTGCTGTCTCCGTCCATGTCTGTATACGCTGTCGCATTACAGAAGGTTAGAAGGTGCGTACCATCGAGTTCGATACGTTGCGGACAGAAGTGTCCAAGGTTGGTAATCAATGAGCCAACTTCACTGTGTCGGTTCTCATCACGCATTTCTTGAGTAATATCGATCTCAGTCGCAATACGCTTTTTGGTCATGGTCACGTTGTAACCAATTCCAGTTGAAGCCTTTTTAGCCTTTTCACCTTCACGCTTTCGACGTCCGAAGGTTTGTACATCAACTTCATCGAAACGTTTGGTATTTCCATTACCTTTACCAATCGGTTCGTAAATGAACAGTTGCCGCGTCATCGGTACCGCCATTTGGTTGTTGTACACAAAGCTCTTGCGCACCAAGTCAACAAACTCGGGAAATGTAACTGTATGTAGAAGTGTTCCTTCCATAAGCAATTTGAGTTTATCTTCTTGTTAATAATGCTATTACGCTAGGTAGTAGCTACGTTTGCAACTCCCTGCATGGCGTTAATCTTCACAATCGCTTTAGAAGGTGAGATAAAGCCAACAATGGTTACTACGTTCTTAGAGGTAGCATCAGGATCGATACCAGCTCCGTTAGGCATCAGGTCACAGGTCTTCTCGACGTCCGTTACAGCTAGATCGCCGTTAGGCACATCAACTTCAAACAGGTCGTTTGGGCCAGCCACATCGACAGGCACCTTTGCTTTTGCAGCGTAGTCGGCATCAGTGGCAAGTACGTCCCGTAGGATGATACCTGTGTGATTTCCCGATGTTGCATCAGCTGGTTGAATTCCACCTGCTCCATCAGCGTAGGTCAGACCGCCGTTAATGAAGGTTGTAGAAGCCTTTTTGTCTTTGAATTCGACATTAGGCTTGCCAGATAGTCGTTTGAACATAAAAAATGTAATTAGACTGTTTATAAATGATCCCAAAACGAAAAAGAACACCATTACTGGTGGTTCCTGTGGTCATTTTCTTACGAGGTGACCAACCCTGTGTGTTTAGGAGGAGTTTTGCGTGATCTCCAACAGTTGATTGTATGTGACCAGTATTGAGCGAGTGTGAGAGTGCCAACCTTCGTTAGCGCCCCTCACTCACTCAATACACAGGTACTCACTTATAATACCGCACTATCAGGCTACAACCTAGTCAAGCTGTGGACAAAAAGAAACACCCAGCCGTTACCAAACTAGGTGTCTCTTGCAAATATGCTACATGTCGTACATCAAACGGTTCTCTCTGCACCCTACGACGTAATGCAATTAAAATCACAAAACCCGCCATAGCCAGACGGGTCTTGCACTGCACCGTAGAGTACAAGGAGAAGTATAGCCTATTCTGGCTGCTTTTCAATACACATCTGGTGGATTGCTTTAACAGTTAGATCATCAACATCATCAAGTCCCCATAGTTTAGCATCAGCGATTGCTCGTGCGCCGTTAACAGTGACATCAGATCGTTGCTTCACCGACTGGATCAGTGATTGCAGGATACCAAACACCTGCAGTACTTCGTTGTATTGCACCTTGTGCTTGTCGAAGATCGGGACCACCACATCGCGGTACATTTCCTCATACAACTTAGTCCGCTCCAGCCCCTTACTTGGCTTCTCCCCTTCACTCACGATCAACATCAGGTCGTCTACTTCCCCCATAGCGCATAAGATCTCTTGCGCTGCAGGTACTAAGCGGAACTCAGTACCACGATCGGGTGATACCGCCTGGGTCTTCAACATCTCCGTTGCCATGTTCAATAGCGAGAAGGTGTAGTTAAGATCATTGTGGCGGATCTCAGTGTCCAACACTGGACCAATGAACTTCTGCTCGTAAAACGTGTCGAAGGTGGCTTTCTCTTTCTCGATCGCTTCACTGATAGCATTACGCTGCTCAGTCATCTCAGCAATACTATCCGCTACCTGCTTTTCTTCCTCAGGCGTCCGCTTGGTATCAGTTGGTGCCATACTAAAGCGATCGATCATACGATCAAGCTCATCAACATCAGCGCGCGTCCCCCCTGCAAACACAAATTCATGTGTTCCAAGGTTCTTGATCAAGGTCTGCACAAACGGCCGTACTCGATCATCACGCTCACGAGTGTAGTCACGTTCGATCCCCATAGCTTCCTGGTCAGCTTGTGTTACTTCTACTGGCTTGCTCATAGGTTATTTAGTTACTGCGTTCCGCATGGCGGCTAGTAAGTCTTCTTTTCCAGCTTGATACGACGCACCATTCTGGGCATCAAGGATATACATAAGCCTTCCCGAAGCGATCTTTGGCCGTACTTGAATGATAGTCTGGTTTTCGTACACCAGTGTACCCGCCTTCACCGCGTCATTGATAGCTAAATCGCTCACTAGGAAGCTTTCATCTTCTTCTTGGTCTTCCGCATCGTCTTTAACGTTTTCTGGGTTTACAGAGCCTTGTGCTGCGTCTGGTGTAGCTGCGGGCGCTGCTTGTTCCTTCACTTCGATGATCTCATTGATCATAGCGGCTAGTTCCTCGGTAGTAGGATCTTCCATGATCCGCTCGTTGTACATATCCTGTACCTTCGGATCCAAGTCTGCTAGTAGATCAGCTAGTTGTTCCAGCATCACTTCTCGGGCGCCTTCTTCTTCATTTGGCCACGGTACGATGATCATATCACCAGCTACTAGCCCTTCTGTGGCGTACAGCTCGTTTGCAATAATCATATCTTCCGTTAGTTCCAACGGGAAGCCCCCTGTTAGTTCCGCTGCTTCCTCGATCGCTACTGCCACTTCCGACTTATTGGCATACCCCGTCACCCCTTCTGGTGGTAGTAACACGCCACTGTTCGCCTTACTGTAGTTGGTGATCAATTGATCCAACTCGGCTCGCTTCAATTCTCCGACTGATTTTAAGTCAAACATACTGTTTTGAATTAGATTTATAACTACCTGTTTTGAATTAGATTTATAACTACTCAGCTGATCCGACGTACTCTTTCTTAGCTCGCGGTGTAGATTTCGCCATGTTGACATAGTCCTCATGCACCTCTACCCCCTTACCGTCGATATCAACAATGAAGTATCGCTCCGTTCCTTCGATCAAGGCTGGTACCTCAACATCAAGTTCAACCATACGGTATCCCTTCACCTCTTTCTTCTGCACCATACCTTGATTGATCACCCACCGTTCGTCTCGGTTCTTAAGCACATCACACTCCCGCCGTTCCCCTTCCTGCACAAAGTCCATGAAGTCGATGTTACTGATAGTCTCAAGCTTCTCGGTCTTTGGATCACGCACGATCAGGTTCGCGCGGAAGATCCGTTTCGCCTTGTCTAGTGGGTCTGGGACCTCTACTAGCTTGACTGGGTTCAGCTCAGTACCTTGGTTTTGGATCCCGACTACTGGCTTCTCATCGATAAACATGATCGTTACCGTACTCTTAGCTACTGGCTTGGCCCGTAGTAGTCCTTTATCTTCTGATTGATCGGTACCTTGAGTGATCAAGTGTCGTACCTGAGATGCTAGTTCCGCGTTCTGGGCTAGGATCGCTGCAATCTCACTCTCAGGGAGTGTCACTGTTTTACCTTCGTTGTTTTCTGCCATAAATTATATAGTTACTGACTGATACTGACTGATAATTAAGCGGTTGGTGGTGGGCCAGTTTGAATACCGAGCATAGTAGCAAGTCCTTTACCTGCATCACCATCGGCGAAGCCTTCCCCCTCAACCTTTGATCCTGGCTTAACTAACACTGGTGCAACTCCACCACCTTCGTTACCCGCGGCTCGGATCGGTTCGGCTGCTGGTACACCCATCATGTTGTAAGCGGTACCCATGAAGGTAGCAATCTCACCTGGTGTATACGCACTCTCTGATCCACGAATACTATCAAAGTGTTCATTGATCTTAGCGGCTACCTCTGTATCATCGCCAGCAAACTGTTTAACCGCGGCTTCCCGTCGTTCCTTGATCTCTCGGGCACGATCATCAGCTAGTTGCTTGGCACTAGTCTCTTGCGTCTCGAATAACACGTCACTGTCGCGCTTACGTTCGATATCAGCTTCCGACATCGCTTCCTTTTCTTCATCAGTGAGTTCATCAAGCTTGCGATACTTCCGCCGCGCGCCGACTACATCTTTAGTCTTTTGCTCGATCACCCCCTCTTGTTCCTTGTTCTTTGCTTCCAGATCAGTGATGCGTGTAGCAGCTTTATCTTTATCAGCCTTTAGTGCGGCGTTTTCCGCCTGCATTGCTTCGATTTCTTCTGTTGTCATATGACTATATATTAAACAACTGCGGTTTCATCAAAGTCTTCCTCGGGCTTGTTTGCCGCTTGGTAGTGCCCTTCAATGTTCCCTATCTCGTCTTGGAGTAGGAGTATACCGTTAACAGTCGCTCTACTAAAGTTGAGGCCAAGGACACTATCTGCGTCCATTTGACCGTGTATAACCTGTGATCGAATGAGAAAATCGACGATGATTTGTAGAGCTGGGTTTTTATACAGCGCATGAACATTGTTCATGAGCGCTGTACGGTCTTCCTCGTCTAGCCCGTGATAGATACTAAGGACCTCACGTCCTCGTACCACGTCCTCAGTGATTGATCGATGATCAAAGCCACTAAGCTGCTCACGTGCCAGTGATACGATGTTGACACTTTCTTCCATACTCTTTAAGGCTAGCTTCTTAGCTTTATACTCTAGTTCATCACTAGAGAATAGCCAACCACGTAGCCACGTCTTCAATGCATTTTTCATACCGTTTGAGTTAAGTTGTACCTGTAACTCTCTAAGATACTGCTACCTTAGGCGGTTGCGTATTGGTTCGCCGCTGGGGAGTAGCGGGTGCTGCTCCACCAGGGTTACTTCCTATTGTACCCTCTAATCCCCCTTGTAGCATGTCCATTATGTTCATTTTTGTGAAGAACTTTGTGTAGTCTTCATTGATCATGATCGCAAAGCGTTGTTTCAAGTACTCCATGTTGAGTGCTTCGGGACCAAACATCTCCATAGCAGTACGCACATTCTGAACAAACAATAGCTGAGATAGCTTGTCGTTGCTCTTTGGTGTTGGGTTAATGATGATAAACCACTTGTACTTCTTTGATCGAAGGGTAGTCGGGTTAATGTAGCGCAATCGCACTGGCTTACCCTGTTCTTCACTCATACGTTCTTCCTCGTCATATATTTCACTAGTGGTAGGGAAGGGTTCATCTTGCAGTCTAAAGGCCTTGGTGCCGCTCTTGCCGCTCTCCACGGTACTCTCAACACTGATCTTCCGATACTTGTTCTTAGTACCAAGCACCCCTTCCTGCACTTCCGTCAACTTACTATCGATCGGTGCCGTCCAGTTAACGATAATGTTATCCAGTCGCAACCAGTGTAGCCTGCGTTCAAAGTTAACCACCCCGTCGAGTGAGGATCCTAGCTTCTGCATCTGCTGCTGCTGCATGATCTCGGCCTGTCCCAAGGTATCAACTCCCCCTTGATCGTTACCTGAGTACACATCGTTGGTAGTCTTTTCGTTAATACTCTCTTTGATCAAGTTATAAAATGAAAATTCAGACGTCTTAATACCCAAAGCTTCCGCTGGTAGTAGCGAATGAAACGTGTTCTTGGTCACATTCTGGGTCATCGTTCCAGCTAGAAAGACACCTGGACTAAAGGCTTGATCACCCGTGTAGCCCATAGGCGGCTTCCTCGATTGTCGTACACCTGTCACCATAAGGGTAGTGAGTTCATCGATCACCGCTTGATCGACCTTAGTCTTAGCAGGTTGGCTCTTTGAAATAGCAAAGCCACTGATCGGCTCCAGCTTCCCTTGCGCTAGTGGGATCTCCCCTGAAGGCCACAGTTTCGTTAGTGGGAAGTTAGACGGCAGGAATGGTACCCCGTTGAGGTAGATCTGGTAACGGTTCTGGCTCTTGATCCATAGTCGCACCTCTGAGACTGATTGTGGACCAGTATTAAACATTGCCCACGACTTGCTGTAGATCCCTGCAGACGTTGTAATATCTTTATCTTCGGTAGTGTCGATGCTCTGCGGTACGTTCTTCCAGCGATCGAAGTGTCCGTAGCGAGCTTTAGCAGTACCGCGCGGAAGGATACGGCAGATAGCGACAATGTCCTGATCCTCGATGTACTCGATCGACATATCCCCTAGATACACCATGTTCCCTTGGATCATCACAGTAGAACAACCTGAGCTGATCAGTTTGTTCATTGACTTGTACTGCAGCTTGGTAGGTGCCTTGGTGACGTCCCACTGGACTTCGGTTAACGGTGTGTGGCGGTACTCCTCGATGTAGACTTCCTCGGTAAACACATCTCCTTGACTGATCAGTTCGCGATAGATGATCGGCCGCTTCTTGTGCCAGTCTTCGATCTCTCGTGACTTCTTAATTAGATCGGTCATGTTGTCACCCAACTCTGCAACCACCATATCTTCTTCATCAAAGCCAGTCACATCGCCCTCGGCGCTTAGGTTGAGTAGGGTAGATAGCAAGGTAGTGTCCTTCTCACGGGTAGTACCAGTAACAATACGGATATCTTCCTTGTTTTTCTTAGCAGGGATATACGATAGATCGTTCTTACGGTTACTCTCGTAGTACTGGGCACGGTTCATATCGTCCAGCTCTGGGTAGGATCGGTTAAAGACCTCACGTAGATCACACATTGTTGCACGGTCAGCCGCCTGGGCATCAAGCTCATCTTGAGCGTATGCTGGCTTGACTATTTTCCCGTGTGTTGTTATCGCGGTTTGCATATAGTCCCTTTATCTTATCACGTACAAGATACAATCAAGTGTTTGTCCAGTGGGTAGTGTGTATTACAGTACGCTAAACGGATCATCATCGGCTGCATTGCCCACTTGTGCAGCTAGATTTGCTTGCCTTTCAGCTTGGGTGACGTTACTTGGGAGTACGTCGGTAAGGAATGATAGGGCCAGCGCGTCCGACTTATTCGGTGACTTAATCCCCTTCTTATTCATTTCCGCCTTAGGCATCATCTGGATCGTATTACCCTGTAGCGATCGTTTGTACAAGTTACCCGTGATCTCCTCAGCCCACTCACACTGTTCGGTATTGTTATCGATCAGCTGTCCACCACCAAGTAACCATTGCCGCATACGCCAGTTCATCGTAGCGCGGATGTTTAAGAATAGATCCTTATAGTCTTCATCATGCTCAGTGGGGAAGCGACGGAAGTATTGCCCGTTGATTTCTTCTTCGTACTTCGGTTGGTTACCAGGCAACACCACATAGATACTCAACCTACCTTTACTAGTCACCGCCACCTTCTTCGCTGCATCAGCCCCCTTCCCAAACCCTTCAATGATAATATCTTGGCTCCGTAGGTCATACTGATCAGCAAACTTAACGATCCACATAGCGATCTCCGTGTCGTTGGTAGTGTTCAAAGTCTTGATCACCTTGGCTCTAAACTGATCGCGCAATACAAACTCACAGGTATCTGTCCCTTCACCAGAAGGATCGATCGCCAGCTTCTTAGCCCCGAGGAACATATCATCAATCCCGAGTGATGGTGTCACCTGGATACGGTTGCGCGGGATCAGCTGCATATACCCCCCTTGATCCATCATATCTTCACCTGGGAAGTCCCCGCGCACACGGATACGATACTCATCAGACGTCACCCCGTGTCGCTTAGCCTGTCTAGTTATATACTTCCGATCCACCAGTGGCGCTTCTTCACAGTTAAAATTAAACGTTTGCCAGTCGCTTGAGTTCTTGTGGTGGCTATCATAGAAGTACCCTATTGTCCGTGTCGGGTTAGAAATAAGGACCACCAGCACGTTACCTGAGGTAAGCGCACCTTCCGCCGTGTTAAACACCTGCTCTGGGACCCCTGAGGCCTCATCTACCGCAATTAAAACGTGATCAGCGTGTACACCAGCCAAAGCTTCTGTATTCTCCTTAGAAGACGTTTTAGCGCGAGCAAACCAACTCTCTGGCTCGTACTTGATACGCACATACCCCTGGGACCAGTCATAGATACTAGCTACATCTTCTGGCATACGGTGGATCCATATAGCCAACTCCTTCCACAACACGTCGTGCATCTGTGACGCTGTCGGCGCGGTGACGGGTACTTGGGCCATGAAGTAGCAGAACAAGAACCACAAAACGATCCATGAGGTCATAGCCGACTTCCCGATCCCGTGACCTGATCTAATACTAAAGTGACGCTTCAAGCGTGGATCCTGGATACTCTTTTCAATCCCCATAAGGGTAAGGGTTTGCTGCCATGATAGATGCTTCCCTTTCTTAAAGTCGTACCACTCCCAAAACACTGTACCGTCGGGTTGCTCGATCGCATCACCAAACCACTCCGCGGTAACTGTATTCTTCAAGCGTAACCAGTTGTCCCCCGTAGATAGCTTAAGATCTGCCCACTGTTGTTTGTACTCGGGCTTCACTCCCTGAGGTGTCAATCCCCACATATCCTTTACGAACAACAAGATACTCCGACGATACGCCGAAATACGTGCCGCATACTGTTGCTTCACATACTTGGGATCGCCTTGGTGTGGCTTAGCGTGTGGGTGATGATCTTTCATAGCTAGTTTTGGTATATATGCACGTGATATCTACTAACACTCCGCTTCTGTGGATCCTTAAGCATCATGTTCCAGTCGTAGGGTACTAGATAGAACAGATACCCCAAGGCTTCTCGCGACGGTTTCCTACCTGATCCAATATAAAATGCAGTCCACCATTCGCGATCGGGGAAGTGATACTTGCAGTTCTCAATAATCAACCAGTCATCGGTATTGATCAGCACCTTGTTGTTGGCTACTAGGAAAAAGATAAAGGCCTTAGAGTTGTGATCTTCGGGTGCTAGTTGTAGTAGTGGGTAGCTCATATGGCTGCATTAACAAATTCTAAGTACTTCTCCAAGCTATCAAACACGTACTCAGTACCCTCTATTTGCCCCGATAGCACCTTTTTACCAGCATCACAGTCATACAGCCAGTAACACAGACAATCGTACTCTAGGTGTCCGTATATGATCTCCACCAACCGAGTGATCGCTTCCACCTGATCCTTCTCGATGAATGGTGGGTGACTATATGGCGACGTGATCTCAAACAACTCCTTAAGCTTACTATCAACCAACCGAGCATGGTCGTAGTACCCCATGGTGTACTGATAGATCTGTAGTCGTTTTTCTGGTGTCATACTGGCTAGTATTATTATATAAACGTTTCTTCCTCATTCACTCCGTCCCCGAGCATACCCTCAAACGGATCATCGAGTGCACCGTCCTGCTCATAGGCATCAGCTTGATCGTATACTTCCTTCACCATACCAAACAAGTGATTGACCGTCCGTTCCGATCGATCTCTCATACCGTGGTTGTTCATCAACATCAGCTTTACGACGTTAGAGTTATACATACCCGTACCCCCGTAGTTGGTGAGGTAATACTCCTGGATCTGTTTAAGTAGCAACATAGCCTTGCGGAAGTCCGAGTGCTTTTGTGCCCAACTCTTAAGTGTGACCTTAGCAAACCCAAGGAAGGTAGCGTAGCCAGCGATCGCAGGGATCTGGGTGCGTTTGATCGGTACCAAGGTGTCCTCAACCTTAGCGTATTGCGGTAGGTGAGACTTCTCACACTCTTTTAGATACTCATAGAACAGCTGGTGCGCGAACTTAGGTTGGTACTTATCCATTGATTTTGCCTTCTCATGCTCACGCTTCCGATCAAAGAAGGCACAAGTTTGCGTACAGTACGCGCCGTACCCAGTCTCATCTACCAGTGATAGACAGGAAGGATACTTACACCGCGCAAGCACCTCACCTTCCAGCGCTTCACCATTCGGGCCAGTTTTAGCACCAGACTGTACCACTAGCTTGTGCGCTTGTAGCTCCTCAGCTGGTGACAGCTTATCCTTCTTCTTACAAGTCTTGCGAGTATGTTTCTTAGATCCACACACCGAACACGTGAATTTCCGCTTTTTCTGTTTGGAAGAAGCGGTCTTTGTCTTACTGGTTTTTGTTTTTGCAGTCGGCATAGTGAGTACCGTACCTGTGTACCCTCTAGTATACAGCATCAAAGGCAAAGGCCACTGTGATAGCGGCCTTTATAGTTGATAGTACAGTTTCTTATCGTTGAGACTAAAGATCACCTCACTTTCTATAGGTAAGAGTATGGCGGCCGACTATTTGCGGTCCGCCATTCGTCCCTGCAGGGAGCGCAGCAGAAGTACTCCTGAACAGTGACGCCGTTTATCGCTAAACAGCCAACCAAAGCCTTTGACAGTGCGAAAATAGTTCCGCAGCCTACGTTGCCGCATGTTGATCTCCCCATAAGTTCATCGTCGGAAGGTGGAAGGTCGATTGGTAGTTGTTGTTGCATTGGTACTCTCCTTTCTGTTTCTATTTTACCACGCGTGCGTAGTTTGGAAGATCTACTACGTTGATAATCCTTTGATCGATCATATACCAAAGCATTTTGGCCATAGCATCAGCTGCCGTGTTTGCACTTACGAAGGTTACTCGCTCATACGGCATAACCTTATAGTTAACTAGCTCAACTCCGTAGCCTGTGATCAGCTTAACAAGCTTCACGCCCCAGTTGACGCCCTCGGGCATATAGTCAAACAACTCAGCTATCGTAAAGGTCCTGCACCACTGGTCATCACTCTCTAGGGTACCTTCTTCCCAATCAAAGCGAGTTTCATAATCATTACCTAGCAACCAGCCAGTATCGTTATCATTGTGCACTAGGTGTAGATCCTTACCATAGACATACGCATAGCACCCTTCACTCACAAACTGTGGGATCCTCAGCTGCTTAAGTTCTAGTGCTAACTCGTAGCTCACTACATGTTTATCTTCCATATTTGCGGGTTAAATACTTACTAAAGGCTGTGAACTGATCAGCCGCATAGAACACACCATACTGATCAATGTACCAAAAAGCGTCTTCTACCTGCATTACCTGCAGTCCAGGAACGATTGTAAGCTGTTTGAATTGCACACCTGATACTAAACTACCCGTGTATCCATGCTCGGATACACGCAATGTATCCATGCTTGGAACTGCTAAACAGCGTTGGCTGTACTGGAAGTTGTCGTTATTGCAGCGTACAGATGCAGTCACACCAGTGGTGTAAGTTGCTCCTTCTACTGGGTTGGGCTTGAGGAAGAACAGATAGATCATCGCAACTACTAGAATAGCTACAATAACGTCTAAAATAAGGTCAAATTTAGGGTTGGGCATGTAAAGAAGATATTGGTTAATAGCGATTAAGGCGCTTAGCTTCGTTCTTGTAGCGGGTTGGGACGGGTACGTGTTCACTGTTGCCAGTACTGTAATTGTCCTTGATCCAGTACTCGCGGCCATGCTCATCGGTCAAGATATCTTCCTCGATCAATGATAATCGCGATAGATACTGTTTACGTGATCCATAGTCGAAGGCTGAGCCTGTGTTCATTGCCCCTCTACGCCTTGCTACGGGCTTTTCTGTGGTTTTAGGTGTCTGTGGTATATCAACACTCGCAATGAACCTTCTAGGGCGTTCTACTTCGTCGTCATCGTCTTCTTCTACTCGGTCCGTCGGTGCATAGTTCCAACCGCAGTACAGACAGTCAAACGATCCGCGGTTATTTTTCTTCATGTCTTTGTAACACTTGGCACACTTCATATGGTTTTAGTTTAAGAGACAAATGTCTTCCATTTTTTCGTGTTCGGGGACTGAGTTATGTTTCACTCGATAGTATCCCCAGGATCGGCTGCCGTTTTTGCCTTTGCGGTTAAATTTTGCTTCGTACTTCTCTCTCGACATCTTGAAGGTACACCCCCGTCCGCGCGTGCAGTACACGTACTCGTCGCTTAGTTTAAGGTGGTGGGTGTAGCTACAGTCTTCACACTTCGGGCACCAGCCATACATCAGAAATTGATAGTCAAATGCCATATTACTCGTTATTCCAATCGCTTAACCTTTGCTCATCGGTACGTTCACCGAAGCTGGTACCAGTCTTCCTAAAGCCAGCGATCTTGCTGGTGATCTCCTGATACCGTGTGTGATCGATCTTGAATGGGCACGAAGTGCAGGTAAATACCTGATCCTGCTCGTTGTAGTCAAGCACAGCTTCACACGCTTGGATCGGACAGATCCCGTCGTTTAGATTTGGCCAGCGCTTCTTTTGTGCGCCGTTTGCTCGTCCCGCGCTGGCGGGAGTGGTGTGTCGGGATTTCCGACGGACCAGGTTACCGTGGTACATATGGTTATTAAGGCTAATTTTCTGAATAATGTCAAGCGTCGCTTCCTTCTGGTTCCTCTACCCATAGCTTTTGAACTTAGGCTTAGGTGGTTTTGGTTTATACTCTTGTACTCGATCGGCCAGTCCCTCGAAGCGCCGTAGGATATCGGTGCCCTCGGCTAGCTTGATCAGTCTCGGGTACGCTTTCAAACACTCTGGAAATGCTAGCCAGTTGACTTGGACCATGCGGAACTTCTCTTTACGCCTGACCACAAACAATTTTGGTTTGTCGTCTGCATTGAACATACTCACCGTGTCACTCATGCGCGCCGAGGCTTCATACCCAACAAAGTGTTTATGTTTGTTAGATAGCCGCGGCTGCATAAAGTCCCCTGCAAACCACCAGTGGCGCTCTGGGTGATCGAACATGTGCTGCACGATCCGCTCCACCTGGGTGAGTGATGTTGTATTGTTAGGGCTGATTGTTTCTACGGGATCAAAGGTCATATGGTAACTAGCTTATTTTCTATAAGGTAACAAAGCATAGTGGCTCGACAATCCGCTTCTGTGTCACCACTGACTTCAAAGACTGACCAGTTGCACTCCCAGTCGTCTGTCTCTTGCCAGTATCGGATTGTAGTTCCAGTCTGGTAGTCGAGCTTTATGTCGTATTTCATACCATCGTCGAAATCATCAAGCTCTTGGTACTCTATGTCTTTGAACAGCGAACTCATTTGGTCTCTGTATTCGTCGAGAATGTACTCAAACTCTTCATCGTCTCTGTCTTCTTGGGTTGGTGGTGGATATGCCTTAGTGATTGTCTCTGCGGTGATTGTCTGAGGAAGCATTGTACCTAACTCTGCTACTGTGTAGGCACTAAAGACAAGGCTTTTTTCTGCTGATGATTGCCGAGCTTCAGCGTACAATTGAATTGTATACCCCAAAACATCGCTTGGGACGTAATAGAACAAACTATCCTGCTTTGCTCCCAACTCTTTTAGCTTCTGTGCCAGCTCTAGTGAGCACACTTGATCTTGAAACTTCATACCTAGCAATCTAAGGTTAATTCTCTACTAACGGTTGTGTACTGGAGTGTGATATCGTCGCATACCACATTGACTTTGAACTCTGCTTGCTCTCTTTTTGCTGAGACAAACCCAAGTCCGAAGGTTAGCGCTAGGGCGATAAACGTGACAGTTATTTCTTTCCATTCTCCAGTCGGTTGTGATTTTTTTACTGGCATATTAGTTAAGAAATATATAGCTTTTTTTAACAAACGATCCACCAGTGACCTTCTTGATCATGTCATCACTTTCTTCTGTGTGGTGTACGAGTATCTCTACAAGATCTTCGACCATGTGATCAACAACAAACGTACCTGCTTTATTTTTACTAGTGATCACCTCGTCTTTAGGGACCACCACGTTGAAGGTGATTGTTACTGAACACGGGACTACATAGGTTTGTTTACTCATAGGCTATCTGGTTGCTGCCGTTTTGGCATGTGCTTGTAATGCGTGCTTCTTCGCTCGGTACTGGGCACCATGTTTGAAGTGCCAACCTGCTAGGACCCTCTGCAGCTCGGCGTACTGAGCTGTCATATGCGGTTTAATGAAGATATTTGCGTCGCTGAGCGTCTTTGGGACCTCTACCCGTCTTTCCACTCGTATCAGTCCAATACTCTCCATGTAGCGCAATTCTGAGGCCCAAGGCAAGTTACCCTTCTCGTCCAAATAGTTCACCAGCTTCGAGTGTAGTGTGGTGACCTCATTGTCGGATACTGCATCTTGCCTGCTGGTGTCCTTCACATACTCGATCCCCGCGATCTTCCCCTTGGGGATTGTGAAGTTCCTGATCTCTACTCTCTCTGGTAGTTCCCCTGACTTGTAGTCCTCGTACAGCATCTTCCCTGGGCCGTCTGGGAGCACTTCTGGCTTCCGATCTCCGTAAAAGTCTATTTTGTAGGGCATAGTCCTTGGATTAGTCCGATAACGTGGCGTTCAGTGGTATCAAGTGCCTTTACTTTCCTGCCACACCCCGCGCACCTGATACTCTCGTGTGTGCAGTAGTGGAACTTCTTTGGGTGATTACAGTTGCTCACAGTAGACATGCGGTAACGTTGAGTTAGCAGTGGTTGGTGGGCACTCTACGGTCACTGTAGCAGGGACCATGGATAGTAATGCGCTGATGTATACCAAGAAGATGATCACTAGGATTAATGCCCCTATGGCGATATACGTGGTTTGTTTGATTATATTAGTCATTTTTAAGGCGGTTAGTGCGGTTAATTTCGTCTCTCATTGCGTGTAGGATCTCTTGCCAGCGCTCGATCGTGTCTGCCTTTGCTGTCCCGTCCATTTCTTCCCATAGTTTCGCTAGGGCTGGGCGATCGGTGAGATCTTGTACCAGGGCTATTAGCGTTACCTCGGCAATGTCTAGGTGATAAGGCATATGCTAGCTGGTTAGTGATAACTTCTTCGATTCAGTGACCCTTGATTGTATTTGGTGGCACAGTATCGGGATCTTACTGATCAGTGTCACTGGCGTTGCTATATCAATCATGAGCGGTACGGCTGTATCTATCATCGTTGTGCGGCCTGTGATATTGCACTTGATACGGTGGCGGTGGTAACCCCTCATGATGATCTTAGAGTTAACTGGTTGATAATGTGGACCCAGCGCTTGTGATGTCCGTGCTTCTCTACTGCGTCTGATAGCTCTTTATCGCTCGGTAGTGGCTCCCTAGTGGCAAACGTAACGGTATGGTAGGCCATTGTCTCTACGTCTAGGATTGTGACTATGTGTGTGTACTCTTGGTGCATAAATTATTTGTAAGATTTATATTCAGCGGTTTTATTAGTAACTTCTACTTCATCTTCATAGCGGCCTTGGTTGAGGAAGGTTTGTGGGTTAGGTACAAATCCTTTGCGCCAAGTTTCGCTCTGCTTGTGCTGCTCGATCGATACGATGATCTGTTGAGCCACTTCTTTGGTGATGTTCTTTCTGATCCACCAGTTCAGGCAAGGCTTCTTCCCAACCTTCTTCGGATACTGGGACCAGAACTCCTCAAACTGAGCTGTAAGTGCTTCGATCTCCTTTGGAGATCGACGTTTAGTAGTCTTACCTAACCTATCCTTACCTAACCTTACCTGTGGATACAGCATGGATACAACAACATCATTCATTGGGATACCCTCATCGAGACTGTAAACCCCGTTGTCTTTGACCTTCACCGATTCACGTTCATCAGTGAATGTAGTAGGCGTATAGCGGTCATTTTGGATATAGTTGTGGACGCGCCAGTGTTTTATTAGCATCAATCCGTTGGTAAAGGGCATCACAAATCGCTTCGTTAAAAGTAACTGGAAATCATCACTTGAAGAACCAAGCATCTTCATCAATTGCATCATATTTGATACAAAACCGTCATCATCTGCTTCCATGCAGGCGTGCCAGTACAAGTTCTGTGCGGACTGTGGCATTTGTGAGAACCAATCCGACCGCACTACCTTCTTCGAGAACATTCTTCTTTCGGCCATGTGGTTGCTGTTACTTGATAAATTGATCGGATTTTTATCGTTTATAACACTCCTCTACGGGTGAACATGTTGAAGGTCTTGCGCTTCTCGCGGCCCTTCTTGATCCTCTCCTGCTTGCGCGTCATCGATTCAGACTTGTCACGCTTCTGATCCTCGTACCGTGCTGATCGTCTCATCTTCCCGTCTGGGTGTCCGTGGTTGATCATCTCGCGGCGATTTTGGTTTCGTTTACTTCGTTTTGATACTGGCATTTTTCTTTAATTTAAGTTGTTTAAGTTGTCAATTCCTCTAATTAGTCCGCGGACTACTTCTTCTTTCCCTAAGCTTCTCCAGTATTCGCGCTCGGCTTCTAGCCATTTAGCTGCATACTGTGTTGTGTCTGCTATTTCAAACCCTACCTTTTCTGGGTGTGGGAACTCTTGAAACGATACTGGTAAGCTTTTATCTGGGTAGATCGTGAGTATTACTCTTACTGGCTTCATTAGCTTTGGTATTTAGTGCACGGGCATACTGTGTTCATGCAGCCGTCCTTCTCGTTGGTGTGGACGTAGCGTATATGGCCACAGTTTGTGCAGGGATCTTTTAATGTCTCTGGCTCGGTGTACCTATTCATCGGCTTTGTTCTTACTCCAGCGCTTCTTGCTGATATTGCTAAAGTGATCCTTGCCGTACTTCTTGGCGGTGGCGGCTCCACCCTTCTTCCCAATCGCCATGTAGTGCTTCTGGATCGCTGTTTTCTTTTCTTTGGGCATAGGTTAGTAGGTTAAGTTGCTCAATACTCTACGGGCGTGTTCTCCTGAGTTGTAGTATTGGCCATACTCGTTGATACCCTCTACTTCGTATGGTTGACCGTGGTTCCAAATTAAGGCTATTTGGTATGCGGTGTATCCTCGATTCAACCACCTATCCACCATCTTAGTTGCTACATACAACTCGTTTACTTCTGTGCGTGGTGGTATGTAGCCTAGGATTATTTTGGAGTGTAGGTGGAAGGTTGGCTCCTGGTACTGTAAGCACCCCATCTCGGCTGATTTGCCTGCTACGCTGTGGCAACTATCTCCGCCCCCTGTCTCAGTTAAGATCATTGCTCGCACAATGGCCTTAGCGTAAGGGCTTATAGAAAAAGCTCGGTACCGCGCAATTTCTCCTTCTCTACTTCCAAGTCTGCTTCCAGTCGTTCGATCGCACTGGTACGGGCTGCCGCTTCTAGGGCTGCGTCGTACTTGGGTGATAGGACTTCTAGTTCCTCTTGGTAATAGATCTCTAGTTGCTCCTTCTGCTGCGTCACTTCGACTGCTTCTGCTTGTACGTTCTCTGCAATGATCGGCGGATTCAGTCTCTCTGCTAGTTCCGTGTACTGGGCTTGGACCGTTGGTACTAGGAAATAAATTGATCCGATTGTTACTGCGATACCGAATACAAAACTGTTGCGCGGTGTGATGAACTTTCGGGCTAGGTACTTGTATAGGTTATTTAGGGCTGATTTCATATAGAATGTTAGGTTGATTAAACTGGCTTCGACCTCCAAAGACATTGCTGTCTCCCACCTCACTTAGTATGCAAGCTAGTTGCTGTTTGTGCAAGCAAGTAACTTGCATAAACTGTTAGTAACTGAGACAATGCTTTTTATGAGAATGTCTATCAGTGCCTACAATGGGATCATAAAAGCTAAGGGACCGAAACGATCCAAGTACGGGAACAAAATTACCGAGTATAACGGGACCAAGTTTGATAGTGCTAAAGAAGCTAAGTATGCGCGCGAGCTAGACCTGCTCAGAAAGGCTCAGGAAGCGTCACAGCGCGTCGTAGACTGGCAAGGCCAAGTTCGGTACCCACTAGCCATAAATGATGCTCATATCTGCACCTACGTGCTCGACTTCCTTGTGCAATACGCCGACGGCCGCCAAGAACATGTGGACGTCAAAGGTGTGAAGACTTCGGTATATCAGATCAAGAAGAAAATGATGAAGGCTGTATACGATATCGATATCATTGAGGTGTAACTAAGTCTGTAGTTAGTTTGCTTTCAGTACTCAATGCCAACTAAAAAAACTACCAGCTTTCACGCTGGTAGTTTTTTTATTTTAGTTGACCTCGATCACTTGCCAATCCTGGGCTAGCATATCTGTCTGGCTTGCAAGCCAAGGCACTAGCTTCCCGTCAACTGGTATCATGTAGATATAAGGCTGCTGCATTTTGGAGTGCTCGTCTGGTACCTGTAGTTGTAGGAACATATTAGCTTCATTCCAACCTGCTCGGGTTACCCGCTGTCCTTCTTGTAAGGCAATTAGTGCAGCTCCGAAACTGAGATCATTTACTGGTGGCGTCATACTGGCTTTAGTTATTGGTTAATCACTGGCTACTTCTTAGCCAAGTGGAAGATCGCTTGTGAGAAGGCAAAGGTTTGTAGGATATCAAACAATGATGTGACCGATGCTTCGATTGTTGATGCATCTAGTGGCTCTCCTACTGCCCAAGCTCCCATAACGGTCAGGACTGCACCGACTACCAAGTTGACTGCGCGGACCAGCGTTTTGCGGGCTGCGATGTCTTCCTCAGTGAAGGTAAGCTCCTTTGGTGGTTTAATGAACTTTGTGAGTGCGTTGGCTATAAAAGCCGAGATAATTTCAATCATAGATCTTATGCTATTTACTAAATACTACAGCCGCTTCAAGCGGAAGAAGCGGATCGGGAAGCCGCCTTTATCTTTGTAGCGCTTTTCCCACGACTTCATGGTGAAGTTCTCTAGGAAGTGCCCGTCTTGGAAGCTGTCGTTTGACATGATGATGTCATTCTCTCCGACGATACCGACGTGTCCGACGATTGATCCGTTACCTGTTGCGGTTGGTGAAATGATGATGTCACCTGGTAGTGGTGAGGTCACCAGTTCAAACCGTTTGTCAGTGCGGAAGCGTTCGTCTAGCGTCCATGTCCCTGTAATGATCGGGAAGGGTATAACCTTCCGTAAGATATTGCTCACTGTGTCCGCGCAACCAAGCTCATCGGGTGCTGCGTCGTTTGGTGATGCATCTGATCCTAGCGCGGCTCGTGCGGCCTTGTGGAGCTTCTCACGGTTAGTCTCTACGTTCTGTGCTGCGATGTTTCGCTTGAGTAGTCCAATTACTTGGGTTGCTAGTGAGATCACATACTTCTGCAGGGACCAGTTCTCAAAGCTCACCACCTGGAAGACTTTGCCGACGTCCTTCTCGACGTAGTCCATATGGTGTGTGATCAGTGTGTCGTCTTTGATCCCTAGTTGGACCGCCAGCTCCTTGCGGCGCCCTGAGAAGTGGGTAACCGCGTGCCCTGCTTCATGCAGGAAGATCCGTACCCGTTCTGTGATCCGTACCTTGCGCCCTACCATGGGATCGTAAACCATTCGAGTGCGGTGTCGTGACGGCATTTCGTCTACATCTGCTTCCAACCAACACTCCATGATCGTGTTCTTATCAACAAAGTACGCGCCACCAAAGGTTGGTGTCACACCCCAAGCGATCTTCTCATCTTCCTGCATGTGCCACGCGATCATATTCTTCGACGGGAACAATCGGATCACGTTGTTGGTGATGTTGTTGGTAAACCAACTCCACGAGAACATACGTTTGCCGTCTGGGCGGGTGTATGTCTGTGGGTGTTCGCGGCGGATCAACTCGTAGTCGATCACGATCGGTTCGATCACGTCGCAAAACTTTGCTTGGTTCATCACCCTATGGATCAGCGCCAGCTCGTCCTTTGTCCAGTCGATAGGTGAGGTCGAGACGATGATCGGTTTTAGTTTGAAGTTTTCTTGTGCCATAAGCTATAGATTAAGCGGGAGCGTTCCCGTCAATACCGTATGCCGATAGTATGATCCAGCCCACAAAGATGAAGCCTGCGACTAGCCACAGATCCTCACTATCGTAGCCATAGAATAGGCGAGCGGTGTGAATAACGATTGTATCTTTAATTTTGTTGAGCATTTGCTTGTTTGATTGCGTCTTCCAAGTCATCGGTAAGACTGTTGCTAAAGAACACTGGGACCCTGGTTCCTGCTTGTGTAGTGATTTTCGTACGTCCTGGTTTGTAGAATTCGAGGAAGGCTTCCTCTCCTATCTCCGCACGCAACTCCATGAGGTAAGTGACCTTCTCGGCGTTGGTGTTAATTTTCATTATGTCATTTATGTACTCATTGTCCATACCGTACTGTCGGAAAGTGGCCAATTCTTTGCGTACATTGTTGCGTTGGATATCACTTGCAGTCCCGTTGTATAGATCCTGAATAAGCTGGTTTTCTATAGTCTTTATGGCTCCAGCGTTCTTTGCGCTCGCGTCCCAGGCGGTGATCGCATCTTGGTACATTTTATCCCCACCGTATGTCCTGATGTAGTCTGTTGTCTCGGCGATGATCCCTTGTGCGCGCATTTCTTCTTGTTTTACTCGGGCGGCTTCGATGTCTCCCCGATTCACCATTCCACGGATCGTACGTGACCCCTCAAGGCGTTCTGCTGAGGTTTGATCGTCTAGTCGCCACTCCTTACTCTTTTGCTCCCATAAGGTGCTCTCACGGGTAGGTACGAAGCCTGTAGCGCGGATGATCGCTTCCCAGTTGTTGTACTTGTACGTGTTCCCGTCGAAGTCTTGTAGTGGTGTACCGCTGATTGAGTGCACCCCGTGCTGCCAGCCGTTGTATGCCTTGATTGGGTTCGCGAACATGTCGGGTAGTCCGCGGCCTAGCGCTTCCATGTATCGCTCTTGACCTGCCAGTGCAATTGCGGACGGTAGTCGGTTAAACAATAGTCCACCAACCGCTCCAAGGTACGTCCGCACGTCGGCTGGATTTTCTGCAATACTTGATACTGCCAGTAGTTCGATACCCACTCGGCTCGATAGATCGATCCCGACGGTTGCAGGGATCCCGCGCTTGATCGCAATTTCCCATAGTGCCATTTCTTCCTTCAAGATGTCGTCTTCTTCCAGTCCAGCGATCTCTTGAAAGATCATGATCAGTAGCTTGGCAAACGGTAGCGCTGTTACTCCCCCGAGAAGGGTTGTGTACATCATCTTCCGAGACAATGATACAAACTCTCCTTGCTTTGCATCGCGATATAGCTGGTACAACAATGATCTGATGTAATGCTGGAAGACAAACAATACGTTGATCTTTCCGCGCAACATTCTTGGTCGGTGGTGTCGGCCGTAGCGGAAGTGTACGTCGTTTGATACCTCTAGTGCCTTAGTGTTGGCCACTTCTGGTGACAGTCCTTGCTCCATAAAGATCCGTCTGGCGGCTAGGAACATCGGTACACGGTTGATGTTTTGCTCGATGATCCCTGTACTCTTGTACATCACCTGGTTGAACTTAGAACTGATCTCACTGTATAGCGGGTTGTTTTGGAAGCCCATAAGCTCGGCTGTCATTTCCGCTCCCAGTTGACCCTTCTCTAGTAGCCCTTCGATCGCTGCCCGTTCTTCTGGCTTTAGTCCTCTACTCTTAATCGCCCAGTCGTTTGTGGCTTTGATGAGGTACGCTTCTGGCTTCCACGCTTTGTCTGATCCGTCCACATACTTTGATAGCTCACCCATACCCACTGTCCAGTTCTGTGTGGCGTTAGTGGCTAGATATGAGATATCGTTTGCTAGGTACCAAGCAAAGGCTAGGGTTCGAGCGGCTTGCCATTCTGGTTTGTTGTTGAGCTTGTACGCGACTAGATCACGGACCCAAGCAAAGAATTGTGGCTGTCGGCGCGCGTCGATGTTAGCCATAGCGTTAAAGTACTCGGTTGACCAGCGCATCTTAGTGACATACCCACTAAACCCACTGAAGTACTGCGCTAGGATCTGTTCGGTGTTCTCTGTGTCGTACCCGCGGACCCCTGATCGTCGTAGATAGTGACGCCCAAAGCCTTTTTCTTTGAACATGTCCGATAGGTTGTCTCGGAGTAGTTGTGCGACCTCGTCCTTCACGTAGCCGTTCTCCTTCATGTTCTCGATAACAGCACCCATTTTTTCTTGGGTTAGTTCACTACCTGAGAAGAAGTCCACCTCAAGCGATGTTAGTTTGTCTACCGCGTACCGTACTGTGCTATCTTCGTTGGCGTCCATCATTTCCTTCTGGTACTTCAAAGCTTCCTTCTCTGAGGCAAACGGCTGCATGTCCCACGTCTCGTAGCTGGCCGACATTTCCGTCTTGCGCTGTGACTTCACAACAAACGTTTCTGGGTTCATGTTCACCCCTGGTAGTTTGTTGAGGAACTTGCGTACACCCTTCTGCGGTGCAACCCACTTGTGTGGCATGTATCCAGTGCGCTCCTGTCGGTACGCTTCGATCTCCACTGGATCGATCCCCTTGGCCGCCATTTCTCGTAGCAACATTTCGTGCGCTGTCTCCATTCCGTCTCGGACCGCCTTGTACGCCGCGATCTGTTCGGTATCAAGTGCGCTCACCAGTTGTGCTTCGGTGAAGTTTTTACCCATATCGTCACCTTCCCATAGCATTTTAGATACCTGATCGCGTTTCGCGGTGGGTAGTTTCATGTACGGCGATAGCTTTGCGGCGAAGAAGTCGTCCATTTTGTTCTTGTCTCCGTCGTGAAGCTCCCCGATATCCTCGATAGTTTTAGCTACTTCAAACTGCTTTGGATCCTTAAGGTATAGATCTCGTGCCTGGGCGGTCACATTCTCTAGCGTGTTGATGTCCTTCATGATGAAGTTCAACTTGTTTTCGTTTTGGAACACAGCGTTGGTCACAACCTCATCTTTCGGGATCACCGCCTGTAGGTAGGCTGCACGCGCGGCTCGATCGTAGTCTGCCTTATCTGCTTTTAGTTGCCCGAAGTCCACGTACTCCAGCCCTTCTGTGGTTTGGAACATCACGTTGGCTTGTCGCACTGGGTTTGCCCACAGTGAAATAACTGGTCGATCGGGGGTTGCTCCACCTTCTGCCAGTACATCGTAGAAGTCGGCTACCTGAGCCTTTAGGTCTGGGTTATTGCCAAATAGATTGCGGATCCCCATTACTACGTCCTTAAGCTTACGATAGAAGCGCTCCATGATGCTGTTCTCGTATAGGTTGTTGTATGCTTTCTCGGCTAGGTATCGCTCGAAGCCATACGCTACCAGTTCTTCCAGTGCGCGATCCTGATCCGCGAGTGCTTTCTTGCGTGCATCTGTCTCTGTCATACCTTCCGCCACGTACTCCTTGTACAACTTCAAGTGCTTAGCGTTTAGTTTCAGTGGTGATTGCCCCTCATTCATAGCGGTGAGGATCGATCGGCGTGTCATTCCTTCAAACTCGGGGATATTCTCGATGTTCTTGATCACCTCGTGCACAAACTCATGATCCGACGTTGTACGCCCGACTTCATCTGTCATGTAAATACTGTTTTCGTACTGTGCGGCGTACGCATCAGTCTCGGCTAGCATTTTGTTGCGGATCTTCTCAGCTTGTATAAAGATCCGATCCACTGGGACCACGGCAAAATCAAGTTTGAAACGTTCTTTGTATTCCTCTAGCTTCTTGATAGCGTCCTTCTGGCTCGTTGCTTGCGCGGTGTACTTCTGAATAAACAGTTCTTTTTTAGCCTGCTGCATCGTCATATCTCCTGCCTTCACTTCTTCCAGCAGCTTCTTCTTCACGTTGAGGACCCGTGATCCTTTAACCAAACCACTTTTAGTGTTGTATTCCCCTTCACTGATCCAGCGTACAAACTTTCCTTGTTTATCGCGGACTGGGAAGGCTGATAGGGCATAGATTGGGCGGTTTGCGATCTCGTTACTGATATGCATCTGCCACCACGTCACACCTTTCTCGTCGGTTACCTTCTGAGCGCCGTAGTTAGTCGCTAGATGCTTACCTACCTGCCGTTCGTAGAACTTGTAGATTGGGTTTTCAGTGTCAACTGAGCCTGAGATATCAAAGCTCTCTACAAAACTAGCAAATGGTGTTACATCTAGTTCGGTTTGATTTGCTGGTGGTAGTTTATCAAACTTTACCTTTGGTATTGCCTTAAACTTACCGTTACCTGTCACTTCTGTAACGATCCAGCGAGTATCCCGATCGTCAAATACGTCTTGATCTGTTAACTCTAGGCCTGGCTTAAGATCCCTAACTTTAAGTGGAAGTCCAGTGTTCATACTTGACCAGTTGGCTGTAGCTCCCAAGCCCTCGATCTTCATCGCTGTTTCACCTACTGGGAACTGTAGTGTGTGCATACCTGCTTCTGATGCGTCTTTGATCTCCTTGCGGATTACATACTCCCACCACGTGTTGCGGTATGTCTGCATCTTCTCAATCGCTGGTGCGCGCTCTGCGATCCGTCGATCTAACTCAGCTTGCCCGATATCAGCTACACTCTCATTCCCTTGTAGTACACCCCACTGTCCAGCTTCCTCGGTTAGTCTTCCTTTCTGCATAAGATCCGACTGCATTTCAATGATCCGTCGTGTACCTGATGTTGCGTACCCTGGGTTTACTCCGTCGGCGGCGTACCCGTCGGCCATATCTTCATAGCGGGTGTGCGCAAAGTATCGATCTGATTGTGGTAACCCTGTGTGTACCTTACCTGCACTGTTCATGAAGTCACTTTGGTACACTCGCTCGTTGTAGTTATATACGGGACCGCGCACTTCATCTGGCAATACCACGTTGATATATGATCCCCCTGGACCGTCACCGATCTCATCTGGCTCATGCTCGATGTAGTCAAGCAATACCAGCTCGTCATTAACCAGCTCATTGAGCTTTTCAATGATGATGTTGCCGTCGGCGTCAATTGCTAGTGGGTTCTCGGCTGCCGATCGGATAGTATCCTTCTCGATCTGCTTGATCCCTGCACGATTCAGTAAATTAGTGAGTGTTTCGGGTTTGATCGTCTTGCCTTTCACTTCATCATTGATCGCTTCTAGGGTTGCGAGCGTCACGGTGTCGGCTTCTACCATTTGGAACATTGGATCGTCCCCTAAGAATAGCTTGTTGTCGTCCTCTGTACGCTCTTTGATGTAACTTCCGTAGTCAGTGGGCCTAAACGTCGCAAAAGATGCTTCACGCTCCTTGCGTGCCCTCTCAAGCGCTGTTTTCTCTGTCTCTGTCATGGCGTCAAGCTCAGCTTTCATCGCTTCGATGCGCGCTTCACTCTCCACTTGGGAAGAATTGATCTCGGTTACGTCAATTCCCTTGTCTGCTAGTTCTTTCTTAAGCTTCACCAGCTCCTCTTGGTATCGCCTAGCGTTATCCAGCACCCACTTATCGCGGTACTCTGATACACTGTCCTCAGCTGCCCGTTGTGTCCACTCTCTCGCCTTTGATACCGCTTCGACGTATTTCTTATTCTTCCTGTGCTTCATGGCAAAGTCCGCTTCCTCACGCTTGATCTCAGCCTGCAGTCGTTGCGTCTTCTCCTTGTACAATACCCGCACCTTCATTTCGGGATCGGTCATAAGATCAGCCACCATGTCGCCATACTCAATATCACCTGCATCGATGTAGTCTGTCCCGACGCGCTGGCTCTCCTGGTATCGCACTCGCTTCTTCTCAATAGTCTGCGATAGGAAGATGTCAAACGTATTTTCGGTAAAGTACTGGCTGATACGCACGTTCTTCCACTGGTTACCCTGCCGCCATGCGCGCCCGATCACCTGTCGTACCGCGGTGAAGTTCCACGGGTTACTCAAAATTGATAGGTCGGTGGTCTTCTCCTGCAGGTTGATCCCTTCCTCGATCGCTTCGTTACCGATAATCACGCGCACCTTCCCAGCGTTAAAGTCGTTTTGGATTGTAGATCGCTGTGGTTTCCCTGTTGATCCTGTGATCAGCTGCACCTCGTCTGCCTTAAAGCCCTTCTCCTCAACCAAATACTGTTTGATCAGTGGTAGATACTCTTTCCCACGACTTGAATACAAGATGTGGTTACTGTCGGGTACATTGCGGTACGTTTCTGCAGTCATTTCTAGGGCCAGCTTGATCTTTGGTGAACCTTCGACAAACTCCTTAGCACTTGGTACGGGACCAGTGTAGAACTGTGAAATGTAGGGAGAAAAAGCGATCTTCTGTAGCTCCGTCATAGCCTGTAGCGTCCCTGCTTCTGGTAGTTCAAATAGATCCTGAGCTTGTTGCTTGAACTTGTACGACATTTCATTTTCTGGGACCACGTATTCCCGTGACTGCCTGGTTGGGCGCACGATCCCTGCTTCTTCTCCGTCTCGGAAGTCAATAAACTCTCGTAGTAGTGACTGGAACTGGCGGGCGTTAGTGAAGCCGCGGACGTCCAGCTTCGAGTCAAGTGTCCCGTCGGCTTTTACTTCATCACGCGCTACCACGTCCATGTACATTGTCATGAAGTCGTTAACGTTTCGGATCCCCATTTGGGTCATACGTTCCCGCGCGAATAGCGATAGGATTGAGTAGTACTCCAGTGGGTGATTAGTAAACGGTGTAGCAGATAGCCCGATCACGTTACGCCCGTTGTTGTTCTTCATGATGTACTGAGCCGCCAGCCATAGCTTGATCCCTGAAATAGACGGTGTCTGTGAGAAGCCGCGGAACTCTGATACTTTTTTATTGTCGGCGGTCTTTGCACTCGCGATGATGTGGTTGTAGTTGTGGATCTCATCGACGGTAATAGCATCGAAGCCAAGATCCTCGAATGATCGCTCACCACTAGTACCAGCTTTACCTTTACCGATTGTCTCCTGGGTACCAGCTTTATCCTTCTCTTGCTGGCGCTTTGTCTTACGATCGTTAGGATTTTGGATCACGTCGTTCAGCTCACTAGTGAGATCCGTGTAGGTTTCATCGGTGAAGCCAAGCTTTTTGAAGCCGTCCTCGGTAATAACACTCAATGATCCGTCGGGGATTGATAGGGTAGATAGATTGCCCTTAAAGTCTCCGCCTAGGTTGGCTAGCTCGTTGATCTTAATATCTGGTTTCAAGTGTTTGATCTCACTCAACCACTGTCGGTATACCGATACACTCGGTAGTACGATCAATGGTTTCTTGGACCAGCCACGCTCTAGCAGTTCGATGTTAGCGACGATCCCCTGCATAGTTTTACCTAGTCCCACGTCGTGCGCGAGTAACCCTACTCCCTTGTTTAGCAGGAAGCCTAGCCCTTGGCGTTGCACCTCACGGATCTCTAGTGGTCGGCCTTTGAAGGTGGCGTTTAGTTTACTTACCAGCGGCACTTGGCGGTAGTCTGGTCGGGCGTATGAGTTGAACTGTTCGTTAAAAGCATCTTCTACGATCGCTCGATCAGTACTTGATAGTTCTTCGGTTAGGTATAGGTTGAACAATTTATTACCCTCTGTGCGCCGTGTACGCCTGTCTCGCTCGTTTTGTAGCTTGTCCCCACCTCTGACTGCATTTCCTCTAGTGTAGCCCGTAACGTTGAATTTTGAGCTTTCCCCGAATGCTGCCATCGGAAGGGTGTCGAGCCACTTCACAAAGTTCTCCTGCAATGATGTGCCGTTTGTTAGCTTGGTGGTGTCGGTAAAGTTAGCGTTGGGTGCTACTCGCATCCGCTCTGCTGTCATACGATCGGGTAGGACCGCTTCCAACATAGCCTTTTGGACCTGATACTTCTCATCACCAATAGTAGCTTTGTCTTCCTCTAGCGCCTGCATCTTCTCGTAGATGTTCCCTTGAGCATAGTTGAACTCGTTGTAGTACTTACCCTTCATGTAGAAGGCTTTGGTTTCGTCAAAGTTACCAGCCAGCTCTCCTGTTGGTGATACATACTGCCACTGTCCTTCTTCGATCATGGCTTTATCGACGGTTGCCATATCGACAATCGCATCGGTTGGGACCGTGTCTACATCATCTGCCCGCGCGTACCAGTTCTCATTCCATAACTCGGTACCTGTTGGTGACTTCACGTACAGCAAAGATGATCCGTCTTGTGTAACGATCTCACCTGTTTCTAGGGTTGTGCCCATTTCTCCGTCGTGTACGTGCCGTTGGACTGGATCCCCGACTGATAGGCCAGCGGCTTTAGCCTTTGCAGCTTGATCTCTAGCTTCGGCCAGCACTCGTTCAGTCACCCGCCGTGCGCGCTCGGTTTCTGTTGCTTCGGTGGTGGTCATATCGGCTAGATCTTTGTCACTCACTCTTTGTAGATCTGATACGGGTGTTTCTACTTCGGTGGTAGTCTCGACTGTCTCTGCTACCTCAGTTGCGACGATCGCTGGAAGATCTTTATATAAATCAGTGTCTTGAAATAGCTTGTAGGCTTCCTCTAGGGTACCTGATACTTGCTGCTCCTCTCCATAGCGGCCGTTTACTGTGCGCGTTTCCCCTAGTACGTGCTCTGGGTTACTGATGAAGTACCCGTCGGCGCTCATCTGCATTAGTCGCTCCTTCACAATACTCTCTGTCTTAGCGGCTGATCGTTTGAATACCACAATATCTGTTCCGATCCCTGTTGTATCGAATGATCCGTTGGGTAGTCGAGCAGCGGCTACTAGTTCACCTAGCCGTGCGATCGCTTCCTTGCCGCCTTCCTTCTCTGATGTCCGCAAAAAGCCTGACGGGACCACCATTGCTACGTGTCCGCCGTCGTTGGTGATGTCCAGTGAGCGCTTAATAAAGTAATTCTCGTAGCGGTTGATGCTCTTTTCTTCTCCAAGGCCTTTATACAGTCCGCGGTGCGCGCCGTATGGTGGATTGCCGATCACTACGTCGAAGCGTTCAGCTGTCATCTGCTTATTCCCTCGATCATCGACAAATAGCTGCTCGAATGGTTTAGCGAACATTCTAGCTTCTGGGTGATTGAGCTTAGCGATCTTGGCTGAGATCGGGTTGATCTCGTAACCTGTGATCTTTTGATCAGTTGGTACGCTGTATAGGAAGTTACCTGTACCGACGGTTGGCTCTAGTACTCGGCTCGATCCTGAGTAGGCGTTGAGGCCGCTTAGGATCGACGCTACCATGTTTACCGCTTCACTTGGCGTGTAGTACTCATCTAGCAATCCGCGCCCTTCTGCACCTGCATTTTCTCTCCCCCCTGCTGGCTGCCATTGGTTAGCGATCTTCTTAGTCTCGGCGGTTGGCTTACGGTTGTTAGTAAGCAATACTTCCCCCTCGGCTGAGATAAAGGCTGCATCGTTGATCAGTTGCTCTACTTCTTCTTGGCTTCGTCCGCTGCGGCTTTCCGTTGACCCCTGCTCTCCTGCATTGCCATTTTCATATGCTTCTGTAAGTTCTTGATCGCTGGTGTTGGTTTCTTCATATAGTGAAATGATTTGTTTTCTTATAAGTGATGTATCCACCTTGAGTGTGAGATCAAGCTGCTCAAATAAGGCGTCGGCTAGATCCCGTCGTTTGGTTTCAATTGGTTTGTTTGGATACGCAAAGCCGCGGACGTCTGCGAAGGCGTCGATCGCGTAGTCGAGATCTTCTCGCTCTCGGGCGTTGTCGGGGATCCAGTCTGGGAAGGTACTAGATACACCACTGACGTTACCGCGCGCACTGGTTGCATCGTGATCGTAGTACACCTTGTAGCCTGCTTCCGCGATCTCTAGCTCTACCAAGATGTTACTGAGGACCTCATCTGCCTGGTTGTAGCCGTCCATTCCCTCGATTGGTGGTGTAGCAAGGTAGATTGCCCGCATATCCGCTTCTAGGGATCGGATCTGATCTCGGTTACGTTCACCTGGAGTTGGTTGTTTTTTAGTTTTAGTTAAAAAGCCTTGAGACTTCAAGTTACTCGCCCACATAGTGAGGAAGCTATCGGTTGGTGATAGATCCTTCTGCCCGTATGGTGCTGTCTCGATTGAGACTGGGACCAGTTGTCCGTCGGCTTCAATCCGCATAACTACTTCGGGATCAAACATAACGTCACCATTTTGCAGGTAGTGGTGTCGGATTGTGAGTGTGTCCTTGCCCGCCTGCCAGCCTGGGATCCGTTCTACGGTTAGTGGCATGTACCCCTCTACCTTCTTAGTGATATGCAAGGATAGATCGGCTAGTGATCCACCTTCTTGTTTCACAAAACTAGCCACTGTCTGTGAGAACTTGTTAGTTTGTTTAGCGGCGATCTCTACACTCTTTGTGTCTGCTGTCTTTGCGGTTATCACTCCGTCCTTAGCGGTGATTGTAGTAGCTTCATCGGTTGAGAAGTTCTCGACGTTGTCACTTGGTGCTGCGGTTGGTGTGCTCTCCACCGCTTTACCAGTTACGGGATCAAATACATCGGCTTCAAAACTGCGCACAAACTCGGCTTGCGTTACCTGCCCGCCGTCTTTTACAAACTGTTCGTAGGCTTTATCTTGCGCTGCTGGTGGTAGATCGGCTAGTGGTGCCGCTACATTGTCGCCAGATCCACTTCGAGCGCTACTATCGCTGGGCTGATCCTTCCCTCGTGCCACTCTCTCGCTATCGACGCTATCTGGTTTTCCGCCATTATCCTGTCCGCCACGATCTTCATCGTCACGTTTGGTATCTCCTTCTTGTCGAAGATCTCCCCGAGTATCGTTATCTTTCGGCTTTGTGGGATTGCTGGTGTCATTGTCTTTATTATTACTATTTGTAGCTGTTTTGTCAACATCTTTTCTCGTTAGTACTGGGCGCTCGTTAGCTCCACCCTTATCGGCGTATGAAAAGTTAAGGTTCTGGCGCTGGGCATAGTCAAGTACCGACTTGAGCGCGTCGTCTGTGTTGGTGTCGTTATTGATCGATGCTGCTAGCTTGTTCATAGCAGCGGCTACTCCCCGCGGTAGGGTTTCCACTGGGACCGTCGGACTAGTTGCAGCTAGATCTTCTACTTCTTTCAGTTGGTTGGTTACCTTTGTTACATCTTCATTGATTTTAACCTTTAGATCATTGGTCTTTTTCGCCCTAGCTTCGGTAGTTATCTCCGCTTTGATCCGTTCCTCTTGTAACAAAAGATCATCGCGCTGTTGTTGTAGCGCTGATGCTTCGGTATTCTTTGCTGTTTCTAGCTGGGTGTTGATCGTCTCCACTTGGGTGCTGATCTCAGTGAGCTGTGCGGTTTGGGCTGGTGTAGCGGTTTCTACCTGTGCATTTGGTGCACTTATGGGTGCCACCTGTTCAGAAACAGCTGATTTTGAACTTGAGACTATGTCAGCCGCCGCCATGATGTCGGCCATGATGTCGTTTGGTGGTTTTGCGTTGGCCATTTCCTCTGCCTTGCCCGCTTCTCTAGCTTGTGAGATCTCGGTTTGATACTCCGTGTTGATCACACGCGCTGCTTCGGTGATCACTTCTGGGTTCTGCTCGGCCATTTCTTCAAACTGCGCCATTTCCTGCTCCAGTGTCATGCCTTCTTCAAACTGCGCTTGTTGCTCTGGTGGTAGCTTCTCGATCATCTTCTCGACGTAGTCTTGGGTAGCTTCCTCACGCTCTGCTGGTGTCATTGCCTTACCTGCCGCCTGGAATACCAAACCACCAACCATACCAAGAATGAATGATTGTTGACTTTCCGTACCAAACGGATCGAACTCCTCGCCGAGTGCCTTCTTTTGAATGTAGCTCTGGTACACTTCTTCTCCACCTTCGGTTACTCCCGCCGCTCCCATTTCCATGATCTCCATGAGCATACGTGACAGTGGTGTCTTAGCACCTGATACCAGCTTCCCGAGCGGTGTGATCGCCAGGGCTAGCTGGGCTGCGTCTAGTCCTACTAGCGCCATGTTCCCGCGCAATACCTCACTACCAGCTGTTACCGCTTCTTCTTCGGTCATACCTTTGGCTAGAGCTGCGTCATAGGTTGCACCAGCTTCCGACATACCTTCAATTGGCCGCATAACCATTGCACCTGCCATAGATGATCCGACTGCGTTCCAAAATGGTGTAGCGCGCGCCATCATCGCTGTTTTAGATACAGCACCCGCGGTTCCTGCTCCTGGGATCAACATGGCTAGTGAAGGGACCAGCTGTTCTGGTGCCTTAGTTAACCAAAAATCACCGTAAGCTAGGGCTGCTACGGGATCTTCGTTAAAAAGACGGTTGATTTCACGTGATCGATCAGTCTCAAGGGCGTAAGCCATGTTCTGCCCTGCATCATCTAGCCACTCTCCAGCTTTAGTGTAGGCGCCCCACAGTCCTTTGCTTTCATTACGCACTCCTAGCCACTTCACCGCTGATCCAAACATCGATGCAGTGTTACCGATACCACGGTTTGCTGATGCCATTACTTCGTTAGCACCCGCTGAGTATGCACTCCAACCGCGCGCAAGGCGGCTCCGTTCTTTATCTGTTTCTGCCTTCTGATCGTCAAGGATTGATTGACCAAACGATGCACCCGCTTGTGCAGCTGAACTACCAAGTGCCGAAGACGCTGAATTAACAGTCTCTTGTTGAGCCTTTCGATCATATGCTGCCGCGTATTTCTCTGTCGGTGCAGCTTTTTTCTTAGAAATAAAATCTAACGGATTACCAGCAGGTGTAGAATTTACTGGTTTTCTTATGAATGAAGGGTCTATCATGTGTTTTATTATAACCCACCGCCGATGATACCTTGTCTATGTTCTTCCCACCTTTCTGACATTGCCGCTGTTGGGACCGATGAGCGGGTGGTTTGGTTCGTCATTTCGATAAACCAACCTGGTGGCGTTTCGGTGTAATAGCCAAGTTCTCGGAGATCGGTAGTTACCTTAGATCGTTCAGCGCCATTAAGCTCATCGATAGTCTGCGCGCCTTGGATCACGTTTTTAGTAATAGGATCTACGTCGTCTTCTTCTTCTTCACTCTCATCTTTAGCGGCCTTAGCTGCTGCTCGGTTCTCGGCTGCCCATTGTCGAGCGTTTGAGCTGTCACGGTTCTTAATCGTGTTGCGCAAATTCTCTGACTGTAGATCCTTGTAGTCTTTATCCTGGGCTGCCTTAGTGACTTCACCCATAAGAATATCAATATCGACGCCAGTTTGCTTACTGTACGCCTGCAGGAACTCCATACGCTCCTCATCTGTTTCGTATGAGTTGAGTTGATCGGCGATCGCTGGTGCGGCTACTGATGCTCGATCCATAGACATGTCGAAATCTTGCTTTTGTGCATCACGCTGCGCCTTACGTTCATCACGGATCGCTTTGTCTCTCGCAACCGCGTTGTCGTAACTATCCTGCACTTGTTTCTCCATTGCAGATTTAACCTGCTGTACTTTATCAAAGGCTGAGTTAAACCGTGTGAAGTCGTTATCTACCTTAGCCTGATCCGCTTCGGCGATCGCCTTAAGCATCTCCGCTTCAATCGCGATCAAGCGTTCTTGGCCTGATAGTTCTTCATCTGTGAGGATACCACTAGCAAACTCATTGGCGTACCTAGTGACACCGTCTCGATCGTTGGCTACTCCCTTAGTAGCTAGCAAGCGTTTGTTGGCGTCTTCCATGTTGGTGATACGCGCGCCGTAGATCTTTTTAGTAGCATCGATCAAGTCTCGGTGTGCTCGATCAGCAAACTTGGTGATGCTGTCGTAGGTAGACATGAGATCGTTGATCTGTCGCTCACTCGATTCACGGATATCCCTTTGTTGGTCGTCGAGGCCTTCAAATGGATCGTAAACGCCTTGATTGTCTTTATTGGTAGTAGCAGGCGGATTTGCGTTTGGATCGGTACCTTGGCCACTTCCTGTGCCTGCAGCGTCACGTGTAGCAGTAGTCTGCTCGTCGTATTTAGACATATTCTTCTCTGTCTCATTACGAAGCGCGGTAGTTGAGCGTTGTAAGTTGTTATCTGGGACCACCAAAGATCCACCAGCCTGAATAACGTTTGGGTTATTGATGTTATTAGCCTTGGCTAACTCCTTAACTGATGTTCCGTACTCTCGCGCGTAAAACGACAAGGTTCCTTTACCTGTCTTGCTGTCAAACGGATCGATTGTGATGGTTTTTTCCATATTAACTTGCTTGTTTAGCTACGAATACACACCCGCGGGCACCGACACCCCCGTCTCCCCCTGTTTTTCTCACAGTACTCCCAGAAGCTTCAATACCATTTTGGCCATTACCCCCATTCTCAAGTGGTGTAGCTCCACCCCCACCACCGCCGCCGCCGGCCGAACGAGCGAATGATCCACCACCTGCTGTACTAATGTTGTTAGTAAATCCGCCTGGACCTGCTAACCCACCGTTAGCTGAAATAGTACCTGTGTTTACATACAAACCAAGATATTTAATGAGAAGTGATCCACCGCCACCGCCGCCGCCACCGGCACCGCCGCCCGAACCAGCACTGGTGCTTCCATTGCCAAATCCAAGCTCGCCGGTTAGGCCTGGACGACCATTAAATAAGATACTTCCCGAGTTTGTGAAGTTCCCAACCACTTCTAGGAATAGACCAAGTGATCCGTCGCCGCCTTTACCGCCTTTACCTGGATCGCCAGAGCCTGTCCACTTACCCCCACCACCACCGCCGCCGCCTGGTGCACCGTTAAAGAAGGCTGGTGTAAAGTATATTGAATTTTTAAGTCCCCCAAGTGACCCTGGGCCGAACTCACCTGTAGTAGGACCAGATCCATTAGCTGATCGTGCGCCGACACCGCCGATCCCACCAGTCGCCTTGGTTGTATCTGCAAATGATAAGGCTACTGCTACACCTGTTGCGCCTGCATCAGCTCGTTCAAAGTTTGATAGTAGGTTTGCATTACCGCCAAGCCCGCCTGGTAACCCCTTCCCAACCGTCGTGATTGTACCTGCGTTATTGAAATTACCCTTACACTTGAGTACGGGGATCTTCAAGCCGTCTTCCCCACCTGAGAAGGTTAGAGTTGCCCCTGCAGCGATCGTGATACTGCTGTACTGGTATACCGTCTTGACTGATAGATCAAGCGTTACGGTACCTGAGGTGATGTTTAGTGCGCCGTCTTCCCCTGTACCCCCAAAGAATGATAGATCCACAATCTCTACTAGTTTTGCCTTCTCTGCGGCGGTTGGGAGCTGTAGGCCATACTTTGATAGTACTAACTGTGCAGGCGACATGAACAATCGTCTACCAGTAGATCCTGACCCTTCGTTACTGTTGATCTCGGCGGCCGTCGCTTCTTCTACCAAACCAGCTGAGGTAAATGAAGCATCGGCGGCACCAGCGTTAGCGATACTCTCTAGGTATTCTAGTAGCGTTTCGTAGAACTGTGGGTTGTTTGATGCTACTACGATCGTACCCGCTCCATGTGGGTTAGAGTTTGTGCCTGCACCATAGGCTGATACCGCTGATAGTCCACGCACAATACCAGTATTGAGTAATACCGTACCGTCGCTGTTGACCGTGAAGTTTGTGGCTTTGATGATTTCCTCATTAGCGGTACCTGGTGCAATGGTGAGAAACATCTGGGTACCAAAGTCACTCATGCTCAGTGGCACGCCATATGCATCGACCAGCTTCTTAAGCTTGATCTCACTATTTTGGGACGCTGAAATACCTACACTTAGGGTTGTTGTCTGCGCTTGTACAAATTTAGGACGTGCCATATTGACTTTATTATATCTTATCTTTTAAGGTAGATCGGCTCGTTATCCGAAGTTCTGACATTTTCACCAAATGCTAGGACCTCAAACCGTATATCTGTTCCCTCGGCTTCAAAGATGCGTTGACGCTCGAAGAAGTCCAAGACTGACGTTGTATCAATCGGTTTTAGCTTGACCAACTGATCCAGTGGCTCCAGTGTTCCCCCTAGTGGATCGTTACCTAGCTTGTCCTTCCCGATCCCTGATAGTTCCGCTGGGACAAACGATATCTTTTCATCGCTACCGTCGATCTCAAACCGTCGCACATCAGCTGCACCGCGGTAGTCGTAGTTGATGATGTTCTGGATCACGGTATTACGGGTTGCGTATAGTTCAGTGGCCGCTTCGTCGAAGTTCTTCTCCTTAAACCTTGATCCGAAGTTCTCATACCCAAAGTGCATAGCACACTTGAATGGTGCGCCCGCATCGTTGTAGCCAGTAAATAGCTCGTATGTCTCGTTCGAGTTGTTTGAGTGCC